GCCTTCGCCGTCGCCTTGAGTAGCCCATCGTAATCCCCCACCGCATACCGGTATATCCCCGCCGTCTCTGGCAGCTCATCCAATAGTCCCACGTGGGTCGGTATCACCACCGGGATCCCGCATCTCAGCGCCTCCAGCACCGTCATCGGGCAGCCTTCATAAAGTGAAGTGCAAATGAATAAATCCAGCGAGTTATAGAAGCCAGGCAGCCCCTCATAAGTCTCGTTGACGATCTTCACCGGCCACCCCGTCCCGCTCGCCACCACCTCCGCCTTGCCGGTCAAGTCTCTCGCCAGCCTCTCGACCATCTTCTCGCCCTTCCGCCCCCACCGTTCCACGAACCCCGCCACCCCGATTCTGGGTATGCTGTTTTCCCTCCCCCCATAGGGGGAGGGAAGGGAGGGGGTCTGTATCCCAAACATCGCATCGATCGGCGGGTGCGCCTTGAACTTCGGCGACGGCAGCGTCTCCAGGTATTTATCCGCCGAGCATACCCGGATATCCACCCCGTCTTTGGCCTGCTCCCAGAACAATGCTTTAAACGGCGCCCCCACCTCCAGGTGCGTGAAATACGCCGCCAGGGGGGTGGCGTGCCAGTCCGAGAAGAGCTCCGCATACTCGATGTAGCCGAAATGGTAGTTCAAATCGACGTCCGCCCGTGGCCTGTCCGACAGCGACCAGCCCGTCCCTTGTGACAGGATCCTCGCCTTCCTGGGCAGGATCCGGTCGCACGTATACATCCGGCACACGATGTTGACTTTCATTGAGCTTTCTTGGGCTCCTGTTTATGAAACATCTTCATCAACTTCTGGACCAGGTAAATGTCCCGCCAGGTTGGCAAGACCGCTTGGTTGTATTCCGCCAAGCCCCATACCGCCAGGGTGATGATAAGCTTTTCGTAAGTGATATCAAGCAGCCGACTGGCCTTATGCCATGCCACTGCCAGCCACCAGAATGGGTAATCCATGCGGATATATATGAACGGGCCAAAAATCCGGTCGTTATCAATTAATTTCAATTTATAAGGACCGATGTGAACAATATTATCTATAGGGCTTTGAATGGAATCAAGTAGACAACGAGATATTCTCACATAAGGACTTTTACCAACCCATGCATAATCATAATGAATTGGTGCCCCCAAAACACTGTATGATTCCGTAATCTCTATGTTTGAGAAATCTTCTCTATATTTCATTTTCTGCACGCTCCAAACTGGTGTTGGATGATCGTCTCGACGTACTCATGGCTCAGCAGCCATATCTTTACCGGCGCCCGCTTCATCGCCCTCAACAGCGCTCCCTGGTCCTCGCCTTTATATCGGCTCCATTCTTCCCGCCAGGCCGTAAACAGTTTCTCGATACTCACGCATTTCCTGAACCACATCACGCCCGCCTGGAGCTGTAGCGGCTTGTAGCCTATCTCAGCCTCCGTCTGGTTGCGCTCTTCCTCGCTCACGTGCCACAGCCAGTCCTCGCCCTGTTGGCTGGATGGAGCGATCACCAGCTCACAGCCGGCTTCCAAATAATCGAACCCACATTGCAGGCTGCCCCGCACGCGTGTGTCCGCGTCCAGGTACAATGTCTCGTCAAACGGGCTGAGATTATATAAATCTACCTTCAGTCCTCGTGACATACTCCTGAGAATTTCCTTCTGTCCTGCCGTAGGAATAAAATCGCTTTTTTGCCCAATACGCATTTCGCTTCCAAATGTGTAGACTTTCCAGTCCGGGTGGTATTGCCGCAACGTTTTCAGGCTGGCCTGCTGCTCACTCACAGCCGCCTCGCCCAACGCAATGTAGACTACGCCTTTATCCGCCATAGTTTGGATTTATCCACGTGCATGGCAGCGCCAATATAAACGGCTTCACCTGGTATAGGGCCTTCAGGAAAGCCAGCCGGCTATCGAAGCCGGTTTCCTTATCATTCAGCCAGGTATCCAGTAATCGCTTTACGTTCTCGCACTGCCGCACGAATATCAACCGTGTGTCGTAAACCGGCACGCGCAAATCCCGGATCGCCTTCTCGGTCGCCGCCTGTTCCTCCGGCGTCCCGATCCCATTCGCCAATGTGGAATATTCCCACTGTGGTATGGCGATCTCCCATGTTTTCAAGAGCTGCAAGCCCACCGGCACCAGCTCTGCTCTCAGGTTTACTTCCGGATCCCAGATCATCGTGCGGGGGTACAGCGCCTCGGCTCTCCCATATTGGATCGGGATCTTCCCGTCCACACCGGCCAGCATCTGGCGGCTCTTCTCGCTATCCCCGGTGACCACGATGCCGATGTCCTCGACCGCCGCCGGCAGGTCCGTCGCTGCCAATGCAATATCCGATTCCAGCGTTCTGGCTTCCTTGCTGGCGATCCATTGCCGCGCCGTCTGTTTGCCGATGTCTACCCAGTCGCCCGGGTAGTAGGTCTTTCTGACACCGGCTTCCTCGATCTGTTTAACCGTGAGTAGCTGGATCCACATCGGCTATTTTCCTTATAACAGAAGGGCGGGCAGGAAGGAGAATCAGGACCCGCCCGCCATCGATGGTCTGTAGGGGCCGACCTACGTGTCTGCCCAACACGTGTGCCCACCCCTACACCATATCTTAATCAACGATCTCACTCCAGAAGGTCTGAGGCCCGGGTTCATAACGCCCGACGATCCCCATGATCCCTATCGACATCAGCACGGCGGCGTGACCGACGAGGTATTCCAGGCAAATGCAGTGGTATCCATTCTCCACATCCAGCTCTTCGGTCTTGAGCTCGATTGCAACTATGGAATTGGAATCCCCGCCGGCTTGCGAGAGCTGGGTGATGAATTTGTTCCACATGGGTGTGGCTCCTGCCCCGGCTATGTCGGTTGCCTGGACCACAACAGCGTTCAAATCAGACGTGGGTTGCATTACGCCCGTGGTGATCAAGATCACCGCCCGGTGGTAGTTGGCCAGGTCCGCAAAGTTTGTATCGTACGTGCCCGGCGCCACCGAGACTGGAGGCAATCCTTCCAGGGGGACATGAACTTCCGTAAATCTTTGAGTATAAGCTTCTGCCATAGTATCTCTCCCGTAGGGGTCGACCCGCGTGTCGACCCTCTCGCTTAGTCTACAACCTCAGCAAAACCGGTCTGAGGTCCCGGCTCGTAGCGCCCGATGATCCCGATGATGCTGATTTGCAGCAGAATAGCTGCATTGGCGACGGTATATCCCAACGCGATGAAATGGAATCCGCCTTCGACGTCCAATTCTTCGGTCTTGAGCTCGATCGCCACCAACGAATCTGAGTCGCCACCCGCTTGCGAGAGTTGGTTGATCCATTTCCCGTATATGTATTTGACGCCTGCACCGGTTGCATCAGTTGCCTGATGCAAATTCGCATTCAGGGTGGATCCACCTGCCATCACGCCAGTATTGATCAGGACCACCGCCCGGTGGTAATTAGCCATATCCACCCAGGTCGTAAACGCTTCAGGTCCAGCGTTAACCGAGATCGGATGGAGTACGTATAACGGAATGTGAACTTCCGAAAATCTTTCAGTGTATGACATATAATCTTCTCCACCCACAGCCTGGATCAACGATTAGTTGCCGATCCAGACTGTGGATATATTGAATTCGGTTTGTTCGTAGTGACGCATAGTTAGTGCGTCATACTTAACTCTGGTACATTCCGAGTTCGACAAAGGGGCTGACTTGCGTGATCCCATCCTGGTAGCGCAGCGGCGCCGACAGCCAGGGTTGGCCATCGACCCGGTGCACGACCCGCCAGGAGGTCTTGTCGTATCGCCATCTATCGAACTTGGTCGTCTCGATCGTGGTGTTCTGGCGATCTCCGATCAGGTAGTAGCGCCAGTCTCCCAGGATGATGTCGCCCATCGCCCCGATCAAGGGGCACTTCTCGGTGCGGAAAGCCGGCATACCAAAAATGGTATCGGGTACGCCTTCCCGTGCTGAAGGCTGCCAGATGTAGCTGGGATTCGCGGCCGGTCCGTTCATCTGGACGAGTGCCGCCAGCGCGCTCTGGGTATAGAACCAGACCCCCCGCCCGGAGGGCAGGAAGTTCTGCAGCATGTTGCACAGGTCTACGTAGTTGATTCCACCGACGATTAGCCGGGGAACGACGATCGTCGCCGGGGCGGTGATCACGCCCTGGGGCTGCCCGGCTCCCGTGCCGTTGATGAAGGCGAAATCTTCCATCCACGCCACGCCGCCCGCGAAGCCCAAAGGACCCGCCAGGAAATCGGCCAGCGAGATGGCGGAATCTTCCACCAGCTCATCCGAAGCCCGGGTGTAGCCGTACAACTTGTGAGCCACCAGGTTCACATCGCGGAACAGGGGATCTTCCTCGTCCTTTTCCTCGCCCTCTTCGCCCCAGTGGAATACGATTCCACCGAACCAGTGCGGCACGCCCGCCGTAGTTCCGGTCTGGTCCAACGCGGGCAGGGTTATCTGCCGGCGCTGCATGCGGATGATAGTCGCTCGTCCGCGCACCAGCGAGTTTTCTGCCGTCACAGCCTGGAGTTGCGCCAGGAATTCGACCGGCACCAGGAAGCCGCCGGTCGAGCCGGTGCCTTCCGCCATATCTTTCTTGGCCTTCTTCTCATGCCCGGGCTCCTTCTCGTGCGGCAGGAATCTCAGGCGTGGGTCAACCCATTGAAAAGAAGCCTTCGGATGCTCTGCACGCCAGCAGGCGTACAGGAACTCCGACCAATCCGCAAACTTCTCGGGGTTTTTCGGGCCTTGCGGCTGGGGTTCATCTGGATCGGGCTTATTAGCCTTTTCCAGGATACCATCCAAAGCTGCGGCATTTTCGACGATGTCCTTGAGCTGCGCGGCTTCCGCCTGCAGTTTCTTGGCATCCGCCAGCATGCCTTCGATCTTGTTCTTTTCTTCGACGGTTGCCGCCGGGTTGGCCACGATGGCCTTGATTTGGTCGAAGATCTTTTTAGCCTCGGCCAGTTTCTCTTTCCAGTTCATCTCACACCTCCAAAATAGAGATCTCCAGTTCATGGAGATTGATTAGGTTCAACAGATCCTCTTCTTTGGTGGGTGGTGTGGGTTCTCCATCCGGCCCGGCCTGATTCGCATCTTTTGGTTCTTCATCGCTGGATTCCTCCTGATTGGAGGGTTCCTCCAGCGTAATTCCTGCATCATTCAGTGCGTCCGTCAATGCCCGCACGGCGCTCAAGATCCGCTCGGCGTTCCTGGCTGCCAGTACCCGCCCGGCTTTGATTGCGGTATCGCCCTTGCCCATGATCTCGTTATAAAAGCCGGCATTGATCGCCTCCACGTACCAGGCAGCCATTGCCTCGGCAAATTGACCCAGACTTTCCCGGATCGCCGTGGCTTTGTCGGTGACCGCCTCGTCTCGTATAATCGAGATGATCGAATCGTTCGAGGCGCCTTCCAGTTGCCAATGCCGCTCCCATAAATCACGCTCGTTCTGCTCTTGCTGCAGCGCTTCCCGGAACGAGATCGCCTTGCCCTCATTCGCGAACAGCGCTTCCACCTGTTGGCGCGCTTCCTCTTCGGTCGCATGGCATCCCAATGATTCCCCCGTGCTGTTGCCTTCTTCGTCGACCTTGTAGACGCAATAAGGAGTTGCATCCGGTCCAGTCTTGAAGATATCCCAGGGTTTGCCTTCCTCTGGCTGGTCACCCTTCTGTTTTCCCTTGACCCCCAGCGTGCCGGTCGCCTCGTTCATCGCAAAGAGTACCGGCGAATATTCATATAGCTTGATCGTCCGCAAATTGCGGACCGTAATTTCTTTCCCATTCACGCTGGCTTTCGAGTAGTCGAAATCCAAGGCATCGTACCCGATCGAATACTCATCGATCGCCCCCGCCTTGATGCGGTCGAACACGCCCTTGCCTTCCGGTGTATTCAGGAGGAATTGCGTCTCTGCCAGCAGCGCCCCCGTGGCATCCGGGAAGGCCATCAACAGGTTAGCCGGCAGCTCGTCGTGCCCGATCTCTCTTAAAGAGCGCGGCACACCGATAGCACTCAGAGTCGAGTTGTAGTTGTGCGAGTCCACCACCTTGATTTTTCTACCCCGCTCGGTGATGGTCTTGGCAAATGCCCCTGGCTGGATGACGTCCGCCCCCAAATCGATGTTGCCAAACACGGCGACGATGTGCGTGACGATCCCCTGGTCGCCATCGATCTTAAGTTGGAACGCAGGAAATGTTTTATGTTCCATATTTCCACCTGTTAACAAAAAAACCGGGGCTTCAGGAAGCCCCGGTGACTTTAGCCACTCATCGGCGTACGATAATAATTGTTTTCGGTTTATTTCCGATATGTTAATTATAACATTTCTTATAGCGGGAGTGGGATTTGAACCCACATATCGAGATTATGATTCTCGCAGGTTGCCAGTACCTTATCCCGCATCGCTATTTATTTCGTCTCCTTCGGTCTCGCCGGCTTCTTTTCACTTGGTCCCGCTTTCCGGACCGCCTTCACCCGCTTGAAGTAGAAATCCATCGCCGTCGCATGGAAGCAATCCCAGTTCTCCGAGCCGTAGTTGTTCAGGATCACATCATCCTCATGTGGCGTCCGGCCTCGTTTTACGATCTTATATTCGATCATCGTTATCCTCCTTCAGGTATCACAGGGATCTCTGTACAACGGCATTGGATTATCTGACCCAGCGGCGCCCCTAAGCTATCGTCACCCGGAAACATGACCTGGCTGCCGTCTGGCATGCTCCAGGCTTCATCCATCTTTGCGGTCCTACCGTCCATTGCCAGGTGATCGTCACGAACCCGGTCGTCTTTGGTCGAAAGCCATTCCCGCTCAGAAACCTGGAACTCCGAATACAATTCGTGATTACCTCCATTTGAGGCGCGCATGGTCTGATCACGCGCTATTAATTCTCTCCTATACGCCGGCATCCGCTCCTCGAACCAGGCGAAGTCCTCTGGCGTTAAGTCCCCATTCATATATTGGTCGAACACTTCCCCCAGGTGCTTCTGCATATCCGGGATGCTCCAGCCCTCCCGCTCGGCCTGCGCCATAATGGCGCTGATGTCGTCGATGGTGGTCTGCCCGATCGCCTGCGAAAATTTCATCAGGTATTGGTCGAACCATTCGCTCGCAAACAGGTTCTCGACGTTGAACTGCAGCCCCAGCTCCACCGCCCACCGCTCAGCCTGGTCGGTGATTACGCCCCTGATCAGCGGCGCAAATACCTCCCGCCAGTTATCCTTCCCCCCCATCTGAATGTAATGGATCACTTTCAGCAGGAACTCCTGCCAATCGATGGTGGCCTTGCGCTTACGAGCGCTCTTCCCGGCCTCGGTCAGGAGCGCCAATATCTCACGCTTGTCGGTCTCGAATGCCTTTACGACCCCCTCTCCGAATTTCGGCTCCCAGGCAGTGGCGATCCTGTCGATCGCCTTCCAATGAGCCGCTTTCTGCTCAGGCGTCCAGCCTTTCCGAAAAGGGCTTGCCTTAGGCGTTCCCTCCTGCGCCTGCGCTTCCGCTTCTGCTGCCCCCTGGTTATCGGTTTGGGACGTCTCTGTATCTGGCGTTACTCCTGTCGGCAGCGCCGGCTTTGGTCTCCCCATCGGGATCATGTTGATCGGCATGTAGATTACGTCGCCATCCGGGAATTCGCCCAGGTTCTCCAGGCCGGTTGCCTTCGTGGCATTATTTTTCGTCACTCCGTGGTCGACCAGGACTCCCCAAGCCGTCACCAGCTCCGGGACATTTTTCCTTAATGCCGGCACTCCGCTCATATCGAACTTCACGAACCCGCCGTCGTCGCTCTGTAGGAAATATTTGAGCTCGTTCTCGAATAGCCCCAGCTCCGGGACCATCGTATCCTCCCAGAACGCCTTACGGCACTGCTCGTAGTTCGAGTAGGTGGATCTTGCTAATCCCAGGCGGCTGCCGATCAAGATGGGTGGCACCCCGAACGGTCCCAGTATTCTGCTCTCGTTTCTCTCGTCCAAGACCTCGAAGCCCATCTCATCGAAAGTCATCCCGAGTTGCTTGTAATCTCCGCCCTTGTCCAACACGCCGATTTCGGTCCAGTTCTCATAGCTGCCGTACATCTCCATCCAGCGCGCTTTGGCACGCGCAACTTCCTCGTCATTGAGCGTATCTTCGAATTTCAACAATCCCGTGAGCATGGTCCCATGCTCGAAGAAGAGTTTCAGGAATTTGGTGACCATGTTATCAACATCCGCCGAGTTTGCCAGAGGAGACATGGGCGACAAACCATACCCAAACCCATCCAATGGATCACCCGGGTTGGGAAACTTTGGGAAGGCGCAATCTTGTGCCAGGATTGGGATCCCCTCTGAGCGCTGTTTGCCCTCTGGAATATACAGGTAGCCCATCACGCCACCCTTAGTCTTATCCGGCACCACGTAGAATCTATCCGGGCGGAGTGGGATCATCTTCTCGGGCAAGCCACCCTTCACCGGGCGTAGCATCAGGATCGGGGCATAGCCCGCCAGGTTCTGGTAAATAGTGCACAATCCCATGAGTTGCACACCGCTCATGGCCGGGTTAGGTCTATCCACCAGCTTTGCCAGTGGATGATCGGCCTCCAGGAGTTCTGGATGATCCGGGTCTCCGCCGTAGGCGCGTAATGGGGCAGCCGTCACAGACCGCCATTTATACATGATTGCCGAATAGATCAAAGTATTCAGGTTGAACCCTTCATCGATGTAGGACTGCAAATCGACGATATGCCAATCAGGTTCCCCCAACCGCCATTTCGGCCAAATTAAGGAATATTTCTGCTTACGGCTTGGTTCTCCATTCCATCTCCGCTGTGGATACCCGCGTCTGAAAACGTCGTAGGCGATTTTTATCCGTTCGATAACCGGTGGTTTTTTTATCATCGTAATTGACCTTTCGACTTGCGTAAATCGTGCCAGGACCAGAAGGACGCGTCCGCCAGGTCCAGCGGCTTCGTGAGTGGAAAGCGCTTCAAAGCCCGATCCAGCACGGCATGCGTACCGCGCACGTGGATTATCCGCCCATGCTCGTAATCGGTCAGCATCTGCGAGTTGCGCTCGACCTTGCTACCATAACCTGCGCCGGCCTTATCGCTTCGGAACCCTGGGAATGGCTTTATCTTTGGATCTTCCTCTGGTTCCTCTGGCTCGGGCGGATAGAACAGCACTTCCGGCTTTTCTTCCTTTATCTTGCGGCATACCTCGTTGTATACCGACTTCCAGGTATCCCCGCCCTGGTCGGTCTCCACCCCCACGTGATCGAAACCCAGTTCCAGCGCCTTTAATATCGCTTTGCGGATGGCTGACTCCGGAGAGGTGATCTGTTCCCATGAGAAGATCCGGTAAATGTTGCCGGATGAATCGATCCCATCCGCCTGGATTCCCATGCTATCGCTCTGGTCGGTGGCCGTCACTGCCGGGTCCACCCATACGCAGCCTCTCACCAGGTCGGGAATTTTATCGTAATCGCAATATCTGAACTCGATGTGGTCCCAGATCCCCCCGGGCGGCGCGCTCACCTCATGCTGAGCCTCCTGCAGGAATGCCGTCAGTCCCCAGGTGTTGATCTGCTCCTGGCATACCTGTAAATTCTGGCCTTCCCAGCTCGCCAATCCACCGGTAATGTAGAATTTACCTTCCCGCTGTTCGTAGGTCAGACCCTCCACTGCTGGATAAGGACCCGAGACAACCCGATCCATTATGAAGTCTGCCCTGCCATCCACGAGCTGAGCCGCAATGCTATCGGGATGGATCACGTTTTGCACGAACAGGATTGCGCAATCGTTCGAGCCCGCCGGCAATAATGAATTGGTAATGATCTCGATCTTTTTCTTGATGGTGGCCGGCGAATCGTGTTTGCCGTCCACATCATCCATCACGATGAGATCGGGCCTCTGCTCTTCGACTTTGGCGCCTCGCGCCGCTGTGTCTAAACCGATGGCGTCGACTGTCAATCCGCTGGCTGTTCTCAACCGAGAACGCCGCCAGCCTTTGGAGCTGCCATATTTCCCCACCATCCGGGTGGCCAGTTCCGGATATGCCGCTTCGACCATTTTTGTTTCCAGCATCGACGAGATCGTTTCCACGTGTTTATCAGCCTGGTCCTGCACCTCGCAGCAATACCAGACGTACCGCCTGGCCTTGCGCGCTCCGATCCTTATGACCGCCAGCTCGACCGACGTGGACTTGCCCCCACCCCGTGGCCAGATAGCGATCAATGCCGGCGGACGCAGACCCGGGCGAAGTCTTTGCGTCCATTCCCAAAACTCTACATGCCTGGGCGAGAAATCCTGAGTGACGTAGCTGGGGAAAATTTCTCGAAGCCATCTCCGCCAATCGCGATCTTTATAGTCCCGGTTTGCCTTCGTCAGGGCTGCCAGTGCTAAAGCCAGTGAGATATCGTTTTGCTCGTTCAATAACTGACATGCGATCGTCATATGGAAGTGAATCTAAATCCTCAAAAGTCTTTACCAGGTTTTCTGTACGTTGTGTAGGTTCCCCATGTATCAGGAGCCACTTGTCCAGAAGGATCCCCACGGTCACCGCCCATTGCTGCCCACTGATATTTTCAGGTACTGCCATCAGGATATGCTCAAGAGCGTACTCCAATAGCTCCGCCACCCCTTTTTTTGGGGTACTTGGTGCATTCGGTGCACTTAATGCACTTGGTACATCAGGAATGTTTCTATTCCAGCGACGCAACGTCCAAACAGAGATACCGGTTTCTTGGGCAGTCTTGATAAAATCATAACGATTAAAAGCCAAGCGGACAATCGCCTCAGCTTGTTCGACATCTGAATAGCGTCGCAATTAATTCACCCTTTCAACTGTAGCCGCCGGCCCCGCCCATGCCACATCCCGCGCCAGTTCACAATCAAGGCGCCCCTCCGGCAGTTGCTTGTAAATTATTCTTTCGGCTTGAAAATATCGTGCAACAGGTTCGATCCGCCGCCGGCTACGATCGCCGTTAAGATCAGGCCCGCCAGTGGCGAGGTCAAGAAGCCCGTGAACAGGTTGACCCCGGTCAGCCAGGCTAACAGTCCGCCGGTCACCC